CTATGCTGTTTTGATATCTACGATAATCCAGTCTTTACCACGATCATCATTGTATCGGTCGGTCATTTTTCTGGATTTATGACCTAACAACTTTTGCGTATCCAGCCCCTGTTCCCGATATAACCGTTCTGACAGAGATCGCTGCTCATGAAATGTGGGCGCAGTTCCTGGCTCCCATTTTATGCCACATTTTTCCCTGGCCTTTTTAAAAGCCGTTGTAAGAGTATTTGCAGACACCTGGTCTCCTCTGTTTGCTTGAGAGGTAGTGTGACGGTAATGGACTAGATATTTACTAACAACAGCATCCCTGCACTGAGATATAACTTCACGAAGGGTAATATTCAGAGCATCGCATTTCAGGTTAAGCGGAATAGCAAGTTTTGAACCGGTTTTTTCCTGAGTAATGTGCAACATGTCGTCCCAGATATCAGAGAATTTCAAATTGCAAATATCGCCTAAACGTTGTCCAGTGACAAGAGCAAGTAGCATCCCGCATTTTAAATAGGGCTGCCGTCTGCTTACGCTGTCAAATATTGCCTGCCATTCGGGCAGTGATAATCTTTGGCGGTTTACTCGATTTCGCGGTTGTTTTGTTGCCTGCGCTGGGTTAAATCCTGGCGGAACATGTCCTGCGTGTTGTGCTTCTTTGAAGACGTCGATCAACACCATTCTCACGACTTGCGCCATCCTGTTATGACCTTCAGCCTTTACAGCATCAATTATTTCGGCAATATCAAGTGCGGTAATATCCTTGAGGTGTTGCATTCCACAATGCTCACGGAAAAGACGAATGGGTTTGCCTTTTTGCCGATAGGAGTTGGGTCTTAGTTCATTATGTTGCAGCCTGTCCTCCTGGATAGAAATATATTTATCAAGCCATTCTGTCACCGTAATGTCTGAGCGCCTGCCTTTCATTCTTTCCAGACGCTCATTGACGCTTAATATTTGTCGGGTACGTTGTTCAGCAATAATGGTATTTGCTTCAGTAGCAACTTGTTTTGCTTCATTCTCATCAGTTCCTAAGCTATGAAAACGACCGGATAGTGGATGTTTGTATTGCCAATATACCTTTCCGGTTCGCTTATCTAATTTGCAATATAAATTGGGTATAGAGATTTTGTGAGATCGGGGTCTAGCAGCCATCAGCGATTATCCGTTGGAGTTTTGGGTTTGCGTTTATTGGGAGTTGCGGTTCTGCAAGCGTTCCTACAAAACGGGAATTTCGGTCAATCATCCAGTAGCGACCAACTTTTATAGCGGGTGGGGCCATCATTTTCCCTTGCGCGTATTTTTTCAGAACTCGCTCACTTGGTGCTAAGTCCCCAAATTCTTCTTTAGCCCAGTCCTGTAAAGTGATTAGTCGAGACATTTGTCCTCCTCTTAGCTGCTGAGGGAGTTTGTGACCGATATATCTGACATGATATTAAGCTCATGGCAGGTACATCTCTTGACTGGTCATAGAGATAAATTTAATGCTGAGAAATGCAGTATTGAATTTATCAATTTTTCTATTTCCTGCGTATGGCACGTAACTTCTTAATGTGTTCTGCCGTTTCGATCTCTTCTGTTATCCGATCTGCATCAGCTTTATTCACAGGTTCAAAGTCATGATTAAAGCGGAACATGCTGGCGATACATGTTCTGCCTTTTCGGATGTAGTGAACTTTGTTGTGGGTAGAACGCAGGATTTTGCAGGGAGTGCCGTGGTGGTCGACGTACCAGGTGTTAGGAAAAATGATTCTGAACATTTTTACACCTCAGTTGGACGATGTTGAAATTTACTGCTTTGAGGCCATCACAATCCCCATTGTTTGTTCTTAAGTTCGATCTCCTCCTGGCAACTTGCACAAGTCCGACAACCCTGAACGACCAGGCGTCTTCGTTCATCTATCGGATCGCCACACTCACAACAATGAGTGGCAGATATAGCCTGGTGGTTCAGGTGGCGCATTTTTATTGCTGTGTTGCGCTGTAATTCTTCAATTTCTGATGCTGAATCAATGATGTCTGCCATCTTTCATTAATCCCTGAATTGTTGGTTAATACGCTTGAGGGTGAATGCGAATAATAAAAAAGGAGCCTGTAGCTCCATGATGATTTTGTTTTTCATGCTCACCGTTCCTTAAAGACGCCGTACAGCATGCTGATATGAGACAATGTTGATTCATTAAGTTGATTCCAGACTTCCTTTGGTAAAAGCTTGTATCAGTCTGTTTGCTGCTGCTTTCTGCGCTGCCACATTGGCAATAACAGATAGTTTTTCCTGGCTGGCTTTCGTGCAGATCCCCGCCCAGTTATCCATCAGAAAAAAATCCTCTCTTTCTGCAGAGCTGGTAGTTGCACATAGTTTTTCGATCATAGAAGTTATTTCTGCGATGGAATGATTAACCATCATCTGTTGAACCGCAAAACCGAAAGCGTTAATCATTACTCCATGGAACTGAATATAATCGCGCTTGTACGTAGCGTGGTGTACACCATGTCGGATTGAGTCAATCTGAGTTAGTGTAATCCATGCCTCCCAGACAGATTCTATATATCCCATTTCAAGTTGTTGATTGCCGTTCCTAGCGAACTTTGACGTTGCATCAGTGAGTGCCTTGAAGCTCACCCACATATTACTTTTTAATGGCACTACGTTGTGTTCAAAATCGGTTATATCGGCAAATACAGTATGTTGGGTCAGGAAGGATATCATTCCCTGAGCAATATCATCCCGGCTGTTATACGCCATATTGATGGTCGCTGATGGCTTAGAAACGTTGTTATTGATGTCCGAAAAGAACTGCTGCCGGGTTTTTAGCGGAAGATTCATTGTAAGCATCATGGGAACCATGAGCGTTGATGGGGAACTTCGGCAAAATATCTCAATGCCAGCTGCACGATGTTGACCATCAAAAAGTTTTATTTCGGCGTCGAGGGGAATTCTGGCTATACCAACATTTGTGTTGCCAAACGGTACAAATTCTATATTCGAATCACAGTTACCTACGAGAGGGGGAATGATAAAAGGCTCATTTCTTGAGTCTGCGTTAGTGAGATAATTTAAAAATTTTCGTACTCGATTTGGATTAATTTCTCGCTGAGAGCGTTCCAGTGTATGGCCGTAATTATCTGAAGCGAGGAAACGAGCCAGCGATCTTCCTGGTATGGTAAGGAAGAGTGTAACAGTACCACCCTGTACACCTTGCGATGCCGGAAATTCGAATGAATGATTACCAACCTGACTCATATATCCTCCTGTTTATTATTTATCTTCTCAGCCAGCCGCTGTGCTTTCAGTGGATTTCTGATAACAGAAAGGCCGGTAAATACCCAGCCTCGCTTTGTAACGGAGTAGACGAAAGTGATCGCGCCTACCCGGATATTATCGTGAGGATGCTTCATTGCCATTGCTCCCCATATACAAAACCAATTTCAGCCAGTGCCTCGTCCATTTTTTCGATGAACTCCGGCACCATCTCGTCAAAACTCGCCATGTACTTTTCATTCCGCTCAACCACGACATAATGCAGGCCTTCACGCTTCATGCGCGGGTCATAGTTGGCAAAGTACCAGGCATCTTTTCGCGTCACCCACATGCTGTACTGCACCTGGGCCATGTAAGCCGACTTTATGGCCTCGAAACCACCGAGCCGGAACTTCATGAAATCCCGGGAGGTAAACGGGCATTTCAGCTCAAGGCCATTGCCGTCACTGCATAAACCATCGGGAGAGCAGGCGGTGCGCATACTTTCGTCGCGATAGATGATCGGGGATTCAGTAACATTCACGCCGGAAGTGAATTCAAACAGGGTTCTGGCGTCGTTCTCGTACTGTTTTCCCCAGGCCAGCGCCTTAGCATTAACTTCCGGAGCCACACCGGTGCAAACCTCAGCCAGCAGGGTGTGGAAGTAGGACATTTTCATGTCAGGCCACTTCTTTCCTGAGCGGGGCTTTGCTATCACGTTGTGAACTTCTGAAGCGGTGATGACGCCGAGCCGTAATTTGTGCCATGCATCATCCCCCTGTTCGACAGCTCTCACGTCGATCCCGGTACGCTGCAGGATAATGTCCGGTGTCATGCTGCCACCTTCTGCTCAGTGGCTTTCTGTTTCAGGAATCCAAGAGCTTTCACTGCTTCGGCCTGTGTCAGTTCTGACGATGCGCGAATGTCGCGGCGAAATATCTGGGAACAGAGCGGCAATAAGTCGTCATCCCATGTTTTATCCAGGGCGATCAGCAGAGTGTTAATCTCCTGCATGGTTTCATCGTTAACCGGAGTGATGTCGCGTTCCGGCTGGCGTTCTGCAGTGTATGCGGTATTTTCGACAATGCGCTCGGCTTCATCCTTGTCATAGATACCAGCAAATCCGAAGGCCAGACGGGCACACTGAATCATGGCTTTATGCCGTAACATCCGTTTGGGATGCGACTGCCACGGCCCCGTGATTTCTCTGCCTTCGCGAGTTTTGAATGGTTCGCGGCGGCATTCATCCATCCATTCGGTAACGCAGATCGGATGATTGCGGTCTTTGCGGTAAATCCGGCACGTACATGATTCATTGTCCTGCTCAAAGTCCATGCCATCAAACTGCTGGTTTTCATTGATGATGCGGGACCAGCCATCAACGCCCACCACCGGAACGATGCCGTTCTGCTTATCAGGGAAGGCGTAAATTTCTTTCGTCCACGGATTAAGGCCGTACTGGTTGGCAACGATCAGTAATGCGATGAACTGCGCATCGCTGGCATCACCTTTAAATGCCGTCTGGCGAAGAGTGGTGATCAGTTCCTGTGGGTCGACAGAATCCATGCCGACACGTTCAGCCAGCTTCCCAGCCAGCGTTGCGAGTGCTGTACTCATCCGTTTTATACCTCTGAATCAATATCAACCTGGTGGTGAGCAATGGTTTCAACCATGTACCGGATGTGTTCTGCCATGCGCTCCTGAAACTCAACATCGTCATCAAACGCACGGGTAATGGCTTTTTTACTGGCCCCGTGGCGTTGCAAATGATCGATGCATAGCGATTCAAACAGGTGCTGGGGCAGGCCTTTTTCCATGTCGTCTGCCAGTTCTGCCTCTTTCTCTTCACGGGCGATCTGCTGGTAGTGACGCGCCCAGCTCTGAGCCTCAAGACGATCCTGAATGTAATAAGCGTTCATGGCTGAACTCCTGAAAATGGCTGTGAAAATAGCGCCCGCGAAATGCCAGGCTGATTAGGAAAACAGGAAAGGGGGGTTAGTGATTCAGGCCGTTACCGCGTCCGTCGAGAAAAACTTCCACGAGCAAATCACGGGTATAAGTGCGCTCGATGCCGCGATGCAGATAAAGCCGTCCGCGTAAATTAGCTGATGCAGTCCAGGTACCATCTTTGTGTTTGACCAGCATTCCTGGCATGACCGCGCCGCGATTAACGGTCTGCGTTCCGTAATGTTGATGAACCATAAAAACTCCTGCCCGTAAGCTGGGCTGCTGAACATATAGAGACTTCTGCGCGTATTCAGGCGGTGGATGGCCGCCGGTTGTCATAACTAAGCCGCCTCGTTGAAGCGACTGAGGTATGAAGTGTTGAGTTGATTTCAGCTGGTCACACCGACGTTCACGCGTCCGCTTCACCCCTCGCACTCCCCGGAGCCTGCTGAAATTCAAGCTGCGGATCTAAGCGGTCATCGCAACGGTGAATCAGGTGATTGCCGTATCGTTGTGTTGTTGCGATGAACTCATTTAAAACTATAGTTGTTTTATCGTTAACAACAAAAGTTGTTTTATTGGTTGTTTTAGATATAACTGGTTGTATTTAGGATGGATTTATTTTGTGACTTGCATCGCATAGCGATAACTGAAGGGAGGATGTGGTGGTTTTTCGAACGGTTTGTGTGATGAGGGGACAAAAGAAAACCCGGCACGGTGGCCGGGATTCTTACGCAGGTAGGTAAAGATATGATTGTGGTGGCTTAATATTACTACCTAGAGCAGAGATAGGAATTGGTTCTTTATATCTTTCCACTTCACCAATTTTTATTGCGTAGGCCTTTTCTCTACCTGAATAATATGAGTCATAAAATTGCTTAGAAATACCTGCGTGTTTTTCCGTCTTTTTCCAAAGAGATTCCGGTTCGTCACTTAGTATTGATTCAATACGGAATTGACCAACAACTTTACCTAATGGCATCGTGGCATAAATAACAACGGTGCTAATTTGCGGATTTTTGAATATACCTTTACGAAACTCGAACCGCTTTGTTCCGTTCAATATTTTTTCTGCAAACTCAGGCTTAATGGATAATAAAACTTTCATTTATCTTGCCTAACTCGATGATCTTTAAGAACTGCTCATTTGTGAGTTTAAAGTGACTCCATCGGAATGCACGCGAACCATTTAGCCCCACATGATCTATTAAAATAGCACGATTGGGTCTCTTTGGCAAAGACAGATTGTATGTGAATCTTATAATGAAAGGGTATCGACGTTCTTTATAGATTTTTCTGAGTTCATCTTCAGAAAATACGCTAAAACGAATACAATAGTCTACAAAACTATCTTCGCTTAAAAATTCAGAAATATTTTTTACGCTCTCAACTACACATAATGTACTGGCTACAGAACGATAGCGAGCTGGCCCTTTTTTGTCTCCGGTTCTATAGATGACAATGATATCTCCTCTTTTCATTCCCATCACAGAACGCATTCCACATATGTAAATTTTATGAATGCTGTTAGCATGGGATATATCTTTGACAATATCTGGTGATTCATTTACAAGTTTTGAATCAGGGAATAGTCTAGTGTGATATTCGGGATAAATCGCCAGTAAATATTTGTTGGCCCTTGATGTCATTATTCGAGGGTAATCTAATAAAATATCACCATAAGGCTCATGCAAAGACCTCGCATATACAAACTCTTTCCCGTTATGTGTTTCTTTTTCACCATGAATGTAAAATCCGTACGTTTGGAAAAGTTTTATTAGATGGACGTGTTTGTCGAAAACAGTAACATAAATATCATCAGATTTTGATGAAAATGCATGGTCAAACGCTTTTTTTAGAAATCGTTGTCCGCGAAGGGTGCCTTTAGATTCAAATTTGAATGTTCCTATCTTTAGATGACGTCCTGGTGGGAGCGCTGGATTAATGTCATTTGCATCATCATTTTCTTTTAGATACATAAAACCTTCGATTTTATGCTTGTCATCATAGAGCACATAAGCTGATTCTCCTTCTCTGGCTTTTTTTTCTAACCAAAGAGGAAACTCTTTATAATCTTTTTTTAAAGAGTCAAAAAATGGGTCATTGTGATCAAAATCAGAGAATTTCTCATATTTTAAAGTATCCATTAAGTTCTCCATTCTAAAATGAATAATTAAGTTGTTTTACTGAATGAGCACAATGCCCGGTTGATAATTTTTAATTGGTACTATCCATGCTTCCTATACGTCTGCGGCATGCTCCCAATAACTTTCCCGAAGATAAATACCCGGTTCATCTCATCTTTCTCGATCGGGTCCCACGGTGAGTAGCTTTTGTTATCAGAGATAACCAGCAGCTTATCCTTCATCATTTGCAGGCGCTTTACATGGGCGGTGTCGTCGTACAGAAACGCATAGATGCCATCACCGTCGAAAGATTTAACCGTGATATCAACGAACAGCAGATCACCTGGTTCGATTGTTCCTGACATGCTGTCACCACGCACGTTAATGATGCGGATATTTTCCGCCTTCCTGCCATCGAACATGTGACGAGCATCGTCAAACGAGTACTCAACCGAGCGTAGGACTTCTACAAACTCACGGTTGATGACACCCGGCCCGGCACTCACTTCTATATCAAGAACGTCAATCTTAAAGTATTTGGAATGGCTGACAGTTGGTTGTATTGGTTGCACTGTACTGTCTGACATATTTCCAACGCCAGAAGATAACCATTCTGCGCGCACACCCAAAGCGTTCGCGATCTCCACGATTTTAGTTGTTTGGTTAGCTTTCCCTGTTTCGATTTTCTGAATAGCAGCTTGGCTAACCCCAACCAAATCCCCAAGCGCCTTTTGTGTAAGGCCTCGCGCTAATCTGGCTTCTTTAAGTCTTTCTGAGAGTGTTGTTTTCATAGTCCAAATGTACAACCAAGGTTTTATGCCATCAAACGAAAATGGTTGTTGACTAAAAACAACCATAGTTTTAATCTTGATTCAAATTAACCACGGAGGTTGTTATGAACCCAGCTATCAAAACAGCGATCAATATCGTTGGTTCACAAAAGAAACTGGGCGCTGCCTGCGAAGTTTCACAGCAGGCCGTCTATAAGTGGCTTCACAACAAAGCAAAGGTATCCCCTGAACATGTCGGCAGCATTGTTACGGCTACTGGTGGAGTAGTGAAGGCATACCAGATTCGCCCGGATCTTCCGAAGTTGTTTCCACACACCGAAAAGAATGCAGCTTAAATTTCCATTTCACGCTCTTTAACAATAAGCAATCAACTTAACAGTCAATTCAAACTAGAGGAGTCAATTATGCAACCACTTACATACCAACAGACTAGCGGATTTAGCCCGACTGCGGTGATAAATCGTTCTCAAACAAAACAGGTGCCAGGCCACGAAAAAATCCGTGATGCCGTCCGCGCCTGGTCGGCTGAAGATAATCAGGATGTCGTTGCCACACTCATTGTGAATGAGTATCGGGAACAGGGCGGCGGTACCATCGATTTCCCTGATGATGTCAGCCGTGCACGCCAGAAGCTGTTCCGCTTCCTCGATAACAAATTCGATTCTGAAAAATACCGAAATAACGTGCGTGAACTGACCCCGGCAATTCTGGCGGTACTACCGCTGGACTATCGCGGCCACCTGGTTGAGCAGGATAGCTTCATGGCTCGGCTGGCTGAAATGGAAAAGGAACTCAGTGAGGCAAAGCAGGCGGTCATTCTCAACGCACCACGCCACCAGAAACTGAAGGAAATGAGTGAAGGTATTGTGTCGATGTTTCGTGTGGACCCGGATCTGGCTGGTCCACTGATGGCGATGGTCACCACCATGCTGGGGGCAATATGACAGGTTCAGAAATGGCGAAAGCCGGTCTGCGCGAACAGAACCGACTTTCAGGTGCAAATCGTAACACACTCATTGCGGGAGGAATTATGGCAAACACTGCTGAGATATTCAATTTTCCAGTGCCGGATGTGGCACAAAAGGAGCCGCGCGTGGCAGATCTCGATGATGGTTATACGCGCATTGCAAATGAGTTGCTGGAAGCTGTAATGCTGGCCGGATTAACACAGCACCAGCTTCTGGTCTTCCTGGCTGTCATGCGCAAAACATATGGCTTTAATAAAAAACTGGATTGGGTGAGCAACGAGCAACTTTCCGAATTGACCGGGATATTGCCGCACAAGTGTTCTGCTGCAAAAAGTGTTCTGGTAAAGCGTGGGATTTTTATTCAGAGCGGGCGGAATACCGGCATTAATAATGTGGTCAGTGAATGGTCAACATTACCCGAATCAGGTAAGAAAAATAAAGTTTACCTGAAAGAGGTAAATTTACCTGAATCAGGTAAGAAAAGTTTACCCAAATCAGGTAAAGGCGTTTACCCGAATCAGGTAAACACAAAAGACAAACTAACAAAAGACAATATAAAACCTTTTTCGTCAGAGAATTCTGGCGAATCCTCTGACCAACCAGAAAACGATCTTCCTGTGGAGAAACCAGATGCTGCAATTCAGAGCGGCAGCAGGTGGGGGACAGCAGAAGACCTGACCGCCGCAGAGTGGATGTTTGACATGGTGAAGACCATCGCGCCATCAGCCAGAAAACCGAATTTTGCAGGGTGGGCTAACGATATCCGCCTGATGCGTGAACGTGACGGACGTAACCACCGCGACATGTGCGTGCTGTTCCGCTGGGCATGCCAGGACAACTTTTGGTCTGGTAACGTGCTGAGCCCGGCCAAACTTCGCGACAAGTGGACCCAACTCGAAATCAACCGTAACAAACAACAGGCTGGCGTGACAGCCGGAAAACCAAAACTCGACCTGACAAACACTGACTGGATTTACGGGGTGGATTTATGAAAAACATCGCCGCACAGATGGTTAACTTTGACCGTGAGCAGATGCGTCAGATCGCCAACAATATGCCGGAACAGTACGACGAAAAGCCGCAGGTACAACAGGTAGCGCAGATCATCAATGGTGTGTTCAGCCAGTTACTGGCAACTTTCCCGGCGAGCCTGGCTAACCGGGACCAGAACGAACTGAACGAAATTCGCCGCCAGTGGGTGCTGGCTTTCCGGGAAAACGGGATCACCACAATGGAACAGGTTAACGCAGGAATGCGCGTAGCCCGTCGACAGAATCGACCATTCCTGCCATCACCCGGGCAGTTTGTTGCCTGGTGCCGGGAAGAAACATCCGTTAACGCCGGGCTGCCAAACGTCAGCGAGCTGGTTGATATGGTCTATGAGTATTGTCGGAAGCGTGGCCTGTATCCAGATGCAGAGTCTTATCCGTGGAAATCAAACGCGCACTACTGGCTGGTTACCAACCTGTACCAGAACATGCGGGCCAATGCGCTTACTGATCCGGAATTACGGCGCAAGGCTGCCGATGAACTGACCTGTATGACCACGCGAATTAACCGTGGTGAGACGATACCTGAACCAGTAAAACAACTTCCTGTCATGGGCGGCAGGCCTCTAAATCGTGCACAGGCTCTGGCGAAGATCGCAGAAATCAAAGCTAAGTTTGGGCTGAAAGGAGTAAGTGTATGACGGGCAAAGAGGCAATTATTCATTACCTGGGGACTCATAAGAACTTCTGTGCGCAGGACGTTGCCGCGGTAACAGGCGCAACCGTAACCAGCATAAATCAGGCTGCGGCTAAAATGGCGCGGGCAGGAATCCTGGTCGTTGATGGTAAGGTCTGGCGAACGGTGTATTACCGGTTCGCTACCAGAGAAGAACGGGAAGGAAAGGTGAGCACGAATCTGATTTTTAAGGAGTGTCGCCAGAGTGCCGCGATGAAACGGGTATTGGCGGTATATGGGAGAGCTAAGACATGAAAATCATCAAATTGAGCCAGCAAGCGACGATTGAGCGTCAGGGGAAATATGGCTGGGAACCTGAAACAGTCTTCGAGCCTGTGTTTGTTGCCGTAGGGCATATCGTTATCATGACTCTGCATGGTATTACAACTCTGAAATATCCTCTGGCGAGTATATCGACGTTAAAGAGACACCTGAAGAAATTATCGATTTGATTAACTGCGCTCCTTCTGAAGGTGAAGTCAGTTTTTGGTCAAACTTAATATAATTATCATGAACGACCCCATAGCAGCGCTGGAAACCATCGAGATTGTCGGGAGTTTTCAGGATGCCCAACTGGCGTAGACCCGTGGGAGTGGAGGGAAGAAACTATCGGGCAAGATCGTCTTCCGGAAGGGGGCAGTCCAGCTCTTGTAGTAACTCAATATGATGATTGCATTCTTCTTGTGCTTATAAGGGTACAAAACCAAGAAATAGTTGTATAAAAGTATATTATTATAGATTACAATCTCGTGATTAGGCATTTTTTGTCATTTTTTTACTGTAAAAGTACGTTTTAGAGGATCGTTTTATGATAATTTCCTTAAAAGTTGAGAATTTTAGGTCGATCAAAGAAGAGGTTAACTTTGATCTGCGTAGTTCAACAAGTAACCACTTAAGCGATAATTTGCTTGTTCTTCCCAAAAGCAATGAGCGGGTTGTACGTACCGTTGGAATTTATGGTCCTAATGCTTCAGGGAAGTCAAACCTTCTAAAGGTGTTTTCTGCATTAAATTATCTTGTTGAGGATAGCTTTTCGTTGAAAGATGGCGAGGATATCCCTTGTTATGAACCATATTCTCTTTGTCAAAAAACAATCTCAAAGCCAGTAAAGTTTGAAATTGACTTTGTGATCAATGATTTGAAATTTAAATATAAAATACATTATCTTCAAAAAGAAATTATATTGGAGAGTTTAGATTGTTATTACTCCAAGCAGCCATCGAATTTGTTCTATCGTGTGAATAATGGTTGGGAGAATATTAAATTTGGGGCGCAATTCAAAGGTGGAGTAAAGAAAATTCCATTTTCTAAAAATAACTCTTATCTATCAAAGATCGGCACTGTCGCTGAGGCTCCAGAGATTGCTAAGGAAGTATATGAGTACTTTTCGCAGTTAATTTGTCCTATTGGAATGGAATCAAGTTTTAATGCTCTTCATCTTGAGGATGAGAAATTTAGAGACATGCTTATTCGTTTTTCCGGTAACTTCTTATCATTGGTTGATACGGGTATAAACCAACTAAGGATTGTCGAAAATAAAGAACTAGATATTAAGCTACCTGATGAAATGCCGGAAGATATGAAACGAAGAATTTTGGCTGAAAATCGATTTAGCTTTAAATTTGAGCATGACATGGAGGGTGGAGAATGTGCTGATATAGATATTGAAAATGAGTCAGCAGGAACCCGTAGGTTATTTGAATTAACACCTGCCCTAATTTCTGGTCTTTTAATAAATCGAGTGTTAATTATCGATGAAATAGACCACAGCATGCATCCACATTTGGCTGCACTTTTAATCAGACTGTTTAACGATAGTGAGGTTAATAAAGTAGGCTCTCAGCTCATATTTACAACTCATAACATTGAGTTGATGAAATCAGAAAATATGAGAAGAGATCAGATTTGGTTTACTGAAAAGAAAAAAGGTGTAACCGAAGTTTATAGTTTAGATGAGTTTGATAAAGAAAAGGTTAAGGCTAATTCACCTTTTAACAAGTGGTATGATGAAGGGCGTTTTGGTGGCGTCCCATCAATTAACTATATGAAAATAAAGGATTTTATCATTGAGGTAACAGGTGGTGAACCTGAAGATACTGATTTAACAGTATTTGGTAACATCGATGATATTCCAGAAGATTTAAGGTGATAGATCATGGCAAAAAACGTGAGAAAATTAGAGAAACGAATGCATATTTTTTGCGAAGGGTCTAAAACAGAACCTATGTACTTGCAGGGTTATATCGATGAATTTGCTAGTGAGAAAGCAAAAGTTATACATATCCCTGATATAAAATATAACACACCAATAGCCTTAGTAAAGGCTGCAATTAAACACAAGGAAAGTGGTGATACATCGGATGATGATGAATTTTGGGTTGTATATGATAGAGAGGCTGTCACAAAATACCCACACACATTACACCATGAAGCATGGGATTTAGCCCATGCAAACAATATTAATATTGCGTTGTCAAATGTTTGTTTTGAATTGTGGATTTTACAACACTTTGCATTTAAGAATACACCTTACTCAAGTTTTGATGATCTAAAGAAAAACTCTACTTTGAAAAAAGATTTACTATCAGTGGGTATAAAGGATTATAATAAAGCCGATGCTACGTTGTATAAGAAAATTAGACTTGGTATTCCTAATGCCAGACAAAGAGCGAAGGCACTAAATAAACAAAGTTTAAATGCAGCTCCTCCTCATTCTAATAGACCATTTCTTCTTGGGTGTTATACGAATGTGAATGAGTTGCTTGATGCTATAGATTCATTTGTGCCGTAATTTTTTCATTATAATAAGCCTCAATGTTTGAATTGAGGCTTATTATAAATATAGTAATGTAACGTTGATCTCACCACCTCCGGTGACGCTTACAAAATGTTTGAACATGCCGATGATAGCGGAACGGGTCGCCAGAGAATAGCCAGCGCATCTGATCCGCGCTACATCGAAATGGCCGAACAGAACACCAAAAAGTAGTTTTGATTTTTCGTTATCAACCCGCCATAATCATGTCATCGGAGCCTGAACAACTCCGGTGACTTCTGCGCTAAACGGGGACGTTTATGCGCACATACAATCCAAACTCTCTTCTCCCTTCACAGATGCAGAAATGCACCTGCAATTCTTTGCATCTAGCGTTTGACCTCTGCGGAGGTGAAGCGTGAACCTCTCACAAGACGGCATCAAATTACATCGCGGCAACTTCACCGCTATCGGCCAGCAGATCCAGCCTTATCTGGAGGAAGGCAAATGCTTTCGCATGGTGCTTAAACCGTGGCGCGAGAGACGCAGTCTTTCCCAGAATGCACTCAGCCACATGTGGTACAGCGAAATCAGTGAATACCTCATCAGCAGGGGTAAAACGTTCGCCACTCCAGATTGGGTAAAAGATGCTCTCAAACACACTTATCTCGGTTATGAAACCAAAGAACTGGTTGATGTCGTATCCGGTGAGATCACCACTATTCAGTCATTACGCCATACCTCCGACCTCGATACCGGAGAGATGTATGTCTTCCTGTGTAAGGTTGAAGCCTGGGCGATAAATATTGGCTGCCACCTGACTATTCCGCAGAGCTGCGAGTTCCAGCTGCTGCGTGATAAGCAGGAGGCGTAATGGCTACACCGCTTATTCGTGTCATGAACGGACACATCTACAAAGTACCAAATCGTCGTAAGCGTAAGCCTGAGCTGAAACCATCCGAAATACCAACACTGCTCGGATATACCGCCAGCCTGGTTGATAAAAAATGGTTGCGACTGGCAGCAAGGAGGAATCATGGCTGATTTGAGAAAAGCAGCGTGTGGTCGGGAATGCCAGGTAAGAATCCCAGGCGTATGTAATGGCAACCCTGAAACGTCTGTACTGGCACATATCCGGCTGGCTGGATTGTGCGGTACCGGTATCAAACCGCCAGACCTGATTGCCACCATTGCATGTTCTGCCTGCCACGACGAAATCGACCGCCGCACACATTTTGTCGATGCTGAGTATGCAAAAGAATGCGCGCTGGAAGGTATGGCGAGAACGCAGGTTATCTGGCTGAAAGAGGGGGTAATTAAGGCGTGAATACTTACCACATCACACTACCCTGGCCGCCGAGCAATAACCGCTACTACCGCCATAATCGCGGGCGCACACACATCAGCGCAGAAGGGCAGGCATACCGCGATAACGTCGCCCGAATCATCAAAGGCTCCATGCTGGATATCGGCCTGGCTATGCCAGTGAAAATCCGTATTGAGTGCCACATGCCGGATCGCCGTCGCCGTGACCTGGATAATCTGCAAAAAGCCGCTTTTGACGCACTCACCAAAGCAGGTTTCTGGCTGGATGATGCTCAGGTCGTTGATTACCGTGTTGTGAAGATGCCCGTTACCAAAGGTGGGAAGCTGGAGCTGACCATCACCGAACTGGGAGATGAATGATGTTTGAGTCTTATATGGCAGAACGTCTTCGCCACCGCTGGATGCGCCTGCGCTTATATCGTTTCCCCGGTTCTGTTTTGACCGATTACCGGATACTGAAGAATTACGCCAAAACACTGAAAGGAGCTGCCGCATGAATACCCAATATTTACAGTATGTCCGCGAGCAACTCATTGTGGCTACCGCTGATTTGAGCGGAGCAACGAAAGGCCAGCTTGAAGCCTGGCTGGAGCATGCACAATTTGATACTGGTACTTACAAACGAAAGAAGCCGCGCATTCTGGATGAGGTAACTGGCAGGATGATTACGCTGGATAATCCGCCGATTTCCGGTAAGCAGTCGTACGCAAAAAGTTCATCCATTGCACTGGTCAGCCAGGTTGAGTTCTCAACCTCGTCATGGCGCCGCGCGGTTCTGTCTCTCGAAGAACATCAGAAAGCGTGGTTGCTGTGGAGTTACAGCGAAAGTGTTCGCTGGGAACATCAGGTCACCATAACGCAGTGGGCATGGAGCGAGTTTAAGACTCTGTTGGGTACCAGGAAAATTGCAGGTAAAACACTGGAACGTTTGAAGAAGTTGATCTGGCTGGCGGCACAGGATGTGAAGAACGAGCTGGCAGGGCGTAAGACCTATGAATACCAGGAGCTGGCATCACTGGTGGGAGTGACATCAAAAAACTGGTCTGAGACATTTACTGAACGCTGGGTTGCAATGAAGCACATTTTTCTACAGCTTGATAGCCAGGCTTTATTGCTTTTAACGAAAACACGTTCAAAACAAAAGACCATATTTTCACAGCAAGATATTGCAAAACTGGATTAAAAATCATATATTTTATGTAAATCTGATATTTTGCCAATGTTGTACGCACTGGCAGTAATCCAAATTCAAGCCCGAGGTTTAAAGCCTTGGGCTTTTCTGTTTCTGAACGGTGAGTAGCCTTCCAACCTACCCCAGCCAGGGTGTCTTCAGCTGTTGAGTTGATATTGCTTAACCCTCTGTTGCCAGCTACATGCTGGCTTTTTTATTCCAGGCTTGCGGGGAGCATCAACTCCGTGCTTTGTCGTTAAATTACCCCGTGAGCCTGATTTCTGACATTTAACGTCCCGGCCTTTTGTCGGCGGCGAAACATTGGCTATTCATATGCACGAAAAAGAGAGCCTTGCCGGAGCGTTCTGGCTCGTTTTGCTGATCATCGCAGGTTGGGGCGGTCTGGTCCGCTACCTGATAGATGTGAAGCAGAGTAAAGCAACGTGGAGTTGGATAAATGCTCTGGCTCAAATAGTGGTATCAGGATTCACCGGTGTTATTGGTGGCCTGATCAGCATCGAAAGTGGATTCAGTATTTACATGATTCTCGCGACAGCGGGGATTAGTGGTGCGATGGGTTCGGTTGCACTGACGTACTTCTGGGAACGACTGACAGGGGTGAAAAATGCAAAATCTTAATCCTCAGCGTAAAGCTTTCCTCGATATGTTGGCGTGGTCAGAAGGAACGGATAACGGACGGCAGCCAACCCGCAATCACGGCTACGACGTCATTGTTGGCGGAGAGCTATTCACTGATTACTCCGATCACCCTCGCAAACTTGTCACGCTAAACCCCAAACTCAAATCAACAGCAGCCGGACGTTACCAGCTTCTTTCCCGTTGGTGGGATGCTTACCGTAAGCAGCTTGGCCTGAAAGACTTCTCTCCCAAAAGTCAGGACGCTGTGGCACTGCAACAGATTAAAGAGCGTGGCGCTTTACCGATGATTGACCGCGGTGATATTCGTCAGGCAATCGACCGTTGCAGCAATATCTGGGCTTCACTGCCGGGCGCTGGTTATGGCCAGTTCGAGCATAATGCTGACAGCCTGATTGCAAAATTCAAAGAAGCAGGCGGAACGGTCAGAGAGATTGAGGTATGAGCAGAGTCACCGCGATTATCTCCGCTCTGATTATCTGCATCATCGTCTGTCTGTCATGGGCTGTTAATCATTACCGTGATAACGCCATTACCTATAAAGAACAGCGCGATAAAGCCACGTACATCATCGCTGACATGCAGAAGCGTCAACGTGATGTAGCAGAACTCGACGCCAGATACACAAAGGAGCTTGCTGATGCTAACGCGACTATCGAAAGTATTCGTGCTGATGTTTCTGCTGGTCGTAAGTGGCTGCGCGTCAAAGCAGTCTGTCCGGACATGCATAAAACCACCGCCGCCTCCGGCGTGGATGATGGCGCCAGCCCCAGACTTACTGACACCGCTCAACGGGATTATTTCGTTCTCAGAGAGCGCATCGAAACCGTAACTAACCAATTGAATGGTCTGCAAGAGTATGTGAGATCACAGTGTTCATATTAGAAAAGTCTTATCATAAGATTTTTGTATATGGATGCATTATGTCTCAATACGCTCAAGCCGCTTTAAATGCTTATCAATTGGTTGCTCATAACTCAATGTCTCCTCGTGATGCATGGGAGGCTGCTGTCGCTGAGGTTACAGAAAGCGAATCGTCAAGAAAGAAGATATGCCCAAGGGCAACGTTTCTCGCTCTGGCGGATAGCGGTTATCTGAAGAATGTAAAACAACATCATGGGGAGAAAAAGATCGGTAAGTTGTACCAAAGGGCAATTGAAGTTGCGAATCTGATTCTTGATTTACCCGGAATTAGCAAAGCTGAGCTAGTTGATAAAACTTGCTATAAAGACAGGCAAGGATCTTATGACATTGCTCTAACTCTCGCTCAGCACGGATTACTCCAGCGTCCTCAATAAGATATTAAGTGATTTATGGCCTCGCTTTTAGCGGGGCTTTTTCATATCTGAATCTCACCATGCATATCATCACCTGACTGGAACGTCAGGAGAATTCGTTACCGGGATTCGATAAAGGTATTCAAGCCTGACACATTATGCGCTGTATCGTCGCCGTATTCCTGCATTAACCATGACCGTAGCCCGACGGGGAATTCCTTCTGCGCGAGTGTGCGGGAATAATCAAAAACGATGCACACCGGGTTTTTACCGCGTTTATTATTCGCGGGTTTGTCCCTCATGCTCGCCAGTCCTGTGCGGGGGTGGAAGAAACAGGACGTGTATTCAGGTCTGTCAGATATTGAATTCATTGCGAATAAACCAGAACGCCTGCGGGTCCTTTCCGGCGATCCGACAGGTTACGGGGCGGCGACCTCGCGGGTTTTCGCTATTTATGAAAATTTTCCGGTTTAAGGCGTTTCCGTTCTTCTTCGCCGTAACCTAATGTTTTTATTTAAAACACCCCCTGAAAAGAAAGGAAACGACAGGTGCTGAAAACGGGCTTTTTAGCCTCTGTCGTTTCCTTTCTCTGTTTTTGTCCGTGGAATGAACAATGGAAGTCAACAAAAAGCAGCTGGCTGACATTTTCGGTGCGAGTATCCGTACCATTCAGAACTGGCAGGAGCAGGGAATGCCCGTTCTGCGAGGTGGTGGGAAGGGTAATGAGGTGCTTTATGACTCTGCCGCCGTCATAAAATGGTATGCCGAAAGGGATGCTGAAATTGAGAACGAAAAGCTGCGCCGGGAGGTTGAAGAACTGCGGCAGGCCAGCGAGGCAGATCTCCAGCCAGGGACTATTGAGTACGAACGCCATCGACTTACGCGTGCGCAGGCCGACGCACAGGAACTGAAGAATGCCAGAGACTCCGCTGAAGTGGTGGAAACCGCATTCTGTACTTTCGTGTTGTCGCGGATCGCAGGTGAAATTGCCAGTATTCTCGACGGGATCCCCCTGTCGGTGCAGCGGCGTTTTCCGGAACTGGAAAACCGACATGTTGATTTCCTGAAACGGGATATCATCAAAGCCATGAACAAAGCAGCCGCGCTGGATGAACTGATACTGGGGTTGCTGAGTGAATATATCGAACAGTCAGGTTAACAGGCTGCGGCATTTTGTCCGCGCCGGGCTTCGCTCACTGTTCAGGCCGGAGCCACAGACCGCCGTTGAATGGGCGGATGCCAATTACTATCTCCCGAAAGAATCCGCATACCAGGAAGGGCGCTGGGAAACACTGCCCTTTCAGCGGGCCATCATGAATGCGATGGGCAGCGACTACATCCGCGAGGTGAATGTGGTGAAGTCTGCCCGTGTTGGTTATTCCAAAATGCTGTTGGGTGTTTATGCCTACTTCATAGAGCATAAGCAGCGCAACACACTTATCTGGTTGCCGACGGATGGTGATGCCGAGAACTTTATGAAAACCCACGTCGAGCCGACCATCCGTGATATTCCATCGCTGCTGGCGCTGGCTCCGTGGTATGGCAAAAAGCACCGGGATAACACGCTCACCATGAAGCGTTTCACCAATGGTCGTGGCTTCTGGTGCCTGGGCGGTAAAGCGGCAAAAAACTACCGTGAAAAGTCGGTGGATGTGGCGGGTTATGATGAACTTGCTGCCTTTGATGATGATATTGAACAGGAAGGCTCCCCGACGTTCCTGGGCGACAAGCGTATTGAAGGCTCGGTCTGGCCAAAGTCCATCCGTGGCTCGACGCCTAAAGTGAGAGGCACCTGCCAGATTGAGCGTGCTGCCAGTGAATCCCCGCATTTTATGCGTTTTCATGTTGCCTGCCCGCACTGCGGGGAGGAGCAGTATCTTAAATTTGGCGATAAAGAGACGCCGTTTGGCCTCAAATGGACGCCGGATGATCCCTCCAGCGTGTTTTATCTCTGCGAGCATAATGCCTGCGTCATCCGCCAGCAGGATCTGGACTTTACTGATGCCCGTTATATCTGCGAAAAGACCGGGATCTGGACCCGTGATGGCATTCTCTGGTTTTCGTCATCCGGTGAAGAGATTGAGCCGCCTGACAGTGTGACCTTTCACATCTGGACAGCGTACAGCCCGTTCACCACCTGGGTGCAGATTGTCAAAGACTGGATGAAAACGAAAGGGGATACGGGAAAACGTAAAACCTTCGTGAACACCACGCTCGGTGAGACGTGGGAGGCGAAAATCGGCGAACGTCCGGATGCTGAAGTGATGGCAGAACGGAAAGAGCATTATTCAGCGCCCGTTCCTGACCGTGTGGCTTACCTGACCGCCGGTATCGACTCCCAGCTGGATCGCTACGAAATGCGCGTATGGGGATGGGGGCCGGGTGAGGAAAGCTGGCTGATTGACCGGCAGATTATTATGGGCCGCCACGACGACGAGCAGACGCTGCTGCGTGTGGATGAGGCCATCAATAAAACCTACACCCGCCGGAATGGTGCAGAAATGTCGGTATCCCGTATCTGCTGGGATACTGGCGGGATTGACCCGACCATTGTGTATGAACGCTCGAAAAAACATGGGCTGTTCAGGGTGATCCCCATTAAAGGTGCATCCGTATACGGAAAGCCGGTGGCCAGCATGCCACGTAAGCGAAACAAAAACGGGGTTTACCTTACCGAAATCGGTACGGATACCGCGAAAGAGCAAATTTATAACCGCTTCACACTGACGCCGGAAGGGGATGAACCGCTTCCCGGTGCCGTTCACTTCCCGAATAACCCGGATATTTTTGATCTGACCGAAGCGCAGCAGCTGACTGCTGAAGAGCAGGTCGAAAAATGGGTGGATGGCAGGAAAAAAATACTGTGGGACAGCAAAAAGCGACGCAATGAGGCACTCGACTGCTTCGTTTATGCGCTGGCGGCGCTGCGCATCAGTATTTCCCGCTGGCAGCTGGATCTCAGTGCGCTGCTGGCGAGCCTGCAGGAAGAGGATGGTGCAGCAACCAACAAGAAAACACTGGCAGATTACGCCCGTGCCTTATCCGGAGAGGATGAATGACGCGACAGGAAGAACTTGCCGCTGCCCGTGCGGCACTGCATGACCTGATGACAGGAAAACGGGTGGCAACGGTACAGAAAGACGGACGGAGAGTGGAGTTTACGGCCACTTCCGTGTCTGACCTGAAAAAATACATTGCGGAGCTGGAAGTGCAGACCGGCATGACACAGCGACGCAGGGGACCTGCAGGATTTTATGTATGAAAACGTCCACCATTCCCACCCTTCTGGGGCCGGACGGCATGACATCACTGCGTGAATATGCCGGTTATCACGGCGGTGGCAGCGGATTTGGTGGGCAGTTGCGGGCGTGGAATCCACCGAGTGAAAGTGTGGATGCAGCCCTGCTGCCCAACTTTACCCGTGGCAATGCCCGCGCGGACGATCTGGTACGCAATAACGGCTATGCTGCCAACGCCATCCAGCTGCATCAGGATCATATCGTCGGGTCTTTTTTCCGGCTCAGTCATCGCCCAAGCTGGCGCTATCTGGGCATCGGGGAGGAAGAAGCCCGTGCCTTTTCCCGCGAGGTTGAAGCGGCATGGAAAGAGTTTGCCGAGGATGACTGCTGCTGCATTGACGTTGAGCGAAAACGCACGTTTACCATGATGATTCGGGAAGGTGTGGCCATGCACGCCTTTAACGGTGAACTGTTCGTTCAGGCCACCTGGGATACCAGTTCGTCGCGGCTTTTCCGGACACAGTTCCGGATGGTCAGCCCGAAGCGCATCAGCAACCCGAACAATACCGGCGACAGCCGGAACTGCCGTGCCGGTGTGCAGATTAATGACAGCGGTGCGGCGCTGGGATATTACGTCAGCGAGGACGGCTATCCTGGCTGGATGCCGCAGAAATGGACATGGATACCCCGTGAGTTACCCGGCGGGCGCGCCTCGTTCATTCACGTTTTTGAACCCGTGGAGGACGGGCAGACCCGCGGTGCAAATGTGTTTTACAGCGTGATGGAGCAGATGAAGATGCTCGACACGCTGCAGAACACGCAGCTGCAGAGCGCCATTGTGAAGGCGATGTATGCCGCCACCATTGAGAGTGAGCTGGATACGCAGTCAGCGATGGATTTTATTCTGGGCGCGAACAGTCAGGAGCAGCGGGAAAGGCTGACCGGCTGGATTGGTGAAATTGCCGCGTATTACGCCGCAGCACCGGTCCGTCTGGGAGGCGCAAAAGTGCCGCACCTGATGCCGGGTGACTCACTGAACCTGCAGACGGCTCAGGACACGGATAACGGCTACTCCGTGTTTGAGCAGTCACTGCTGCGGTATATCGCTGCCGGACTGGGTGTCTCGTATGAGCAGCTTTCCCGGAATTACGCCCAGATGAGCTACTCCACGGCACGGGCCAGCGCGAACGAGTCGTGGGCGCACTTTATGGGGCGGCGAAAATTCGTCGCATCCCGTCAGGCGAGCCAGATGTTTCTGTGCTGGCTGGAAGAGGCCATCGCCCGCCGCGTGGTGACGTTACCTTCAAAAGCGCGCTTCAGTTTTCAGGAAGCCCGCAGTGCCTGGGGGAACTGCGACTGGATAGGCTCCGGTCGTATGGCCATCGATGGTCTGAAAGAAGTTCAGGAAGCGGTGATGCTGATAGAAGCCGGGCTGAGTACCTACGAGAAAGAGTGTGCAAAACGCGGCGATGACTATCAGGAAATTTTTGCCCAGCAGGTCCGTGAAACGATGGAGCGTCGTGCAGCCGGTCTTAAACCACCCGCCTGGGCGGCTGCGGCATTTGAATCCGGGCTGCGACAATCAACAGAGGAGGAGAAGAGTGACAGCAGAGCTGCGTAATCTCCCGCATATTGCCAGCATGGCCTTTAATGAGCCGCTGATGCTTGAACCCGCCTATGCGCGGGTTTTCTTTTGTGCGCTTGCAGGCCAGCTTGGGATCAGCCGCCTGACGGATGCGGTGTCCGGCGACAGCCTGACTGCCCAGGAGGCACTCGCGACGCTGGCATTATCCGGTGATGATGACGGACCACGACAGGCCCGGAGTTATCAGGTCATGAACGGCATCGCCGTGCTGCCGGTGTCCGGCACGCTGGTCAGCCGGACGCGGGCGCTGCAGCCGTACTCGGGGATGACCGGTTACAACGGCATTATCGCCCGTCTGCAACAGGCTGCCAGCGACCCGATGGTGGACGGCATTCTGCTCGATATGGACACGCCAGGCGGAATGGTGGCGGGGGCATTTGACTGCGCTGACATCATCGCCCGTGTGCGTGACATAAAACCGGTATGGGCGCTGGCCAACGACATGAACTGCAGTGCAGGTCAGCTGCTTGCCAGTGCCGCCTCCCGGCGTCTGGTCACGCAGACCGCCCGGACAGGCTCCATCGGCGTCATGATGGCTCACAGTAATTACGGTGCTGTCCTGGAGAAACAGGGTGTGGAAATCACGCTGATTTACAGCGGCAGCCATAAGGTGGATGGCAATCCCTACAGCCATCTTCCGGATGACGTCCGGGAGACACTGCAGTCCCGGATGGACGCAACCCGCCAGATGTTTGCGCAGAAGGTGTCGGCATATACCGGCCTGTCTGTGCAGGCTGTGCTGGATACCGAGGCTGCAGTGTACAGCGGTCAGGAGGCCATTGATGCCGGACTGGCTGATGAACTTGTTAACAGCAGCGATGCGATCACCGTCATGCGTGATGCACTGGATGCACGTAAATCCCGTCTCTCAGGAGGGCGAATGACCAAAGAGACTCAATCAACAACTGTTTCAGCCACTGCTTCGCAGGCTGACATCACCACCGTGGAGCCTGCGAAGGAGGGCGAAAACGCCAGCGCGGCGCAGCCGGATGTGAACGCACAGATCACCGCAGCGGTTGCGGCAGAAAACAGCCGCATTATGGGGATCCTCAACTGTGAGGAGGCTCACGGACGCGAAGAACAGGCGCGCGTTCTGGCAGAAACCCCCGGAATGACCGTGGAAACGGCCCGCCGCATTCTGGCCGCAGCACCACAGAGTGCACAGGCGCGCAGTGACACTGCGCTGGATCGTCTGATGCAGGGTGCACCGGCACCGCTGGCTGCAGGTAACCTGGCATCTGATACCAATAAAGAATTACTTAATACACCTGAAGCTTTACCGGTATAAGAGGCAGTTATGGCGACAAAAGAAGAGTTTAACCATTACCAGCCGCTGGGTAACAGTGATCCGGCTCATACAGCAATTGCGCCTGGCGGATTGAGTGCGAAAACGCCTGCAATGACCCCACTGATGCTGGATGGCACTACCCGTAAGCTGGTTGTGTGGGATGGCACCACCGACGGTGCAGCCGTTGGCATTCTTGCGGTTGCTGCTGACCAGACCAGCACCACACTGACGTTCTACAAGTCCGGCTCGTTCCGTTATGAGGATGTGCTCTGGCCGGAGGCTGCCAGCGACGAGACTAAAAAACGGACCGCGTTTGCCGGAACGGCAATCAGCATCGTTTAATCTTCCCCTTCATCAACAAAGGCCGCCTGTGCGGCTTTTTTTATGGAAATAATTTATGTCTGTATATACAACCGCAGAATTACTGGCATCGACCCAGCATCACTTTAAGTTCGATCCGCTGTTTCTGCGCCTGTTTTTCCGTGAAACCTATCCTTTCACCACGGAAAAAGTCTATCTCTCACAAATTCCGGGACTGGTAAACATGGCGCTGTACGTTTCGCCGATTGTTTCCGGTGAGGTTATCCGATCCCGTGGCGGCTCCACCTCTGAATTTACGCCGGGTTATGTCAAACCCAAGCACTTAGCATGGCTTTCTGAGGCTTTCGTGTAGTTGCTGGTTTTTACACTTAATCTTTTGATAATAAATAATAAGTCTATCTGGCGCTTTCACTGGATTTTCCTCGTTATCTGTGTGTTGCAATCATCTCTGTATTGCAGCTTGTATTGCTTTTTGGGGCTTAAAATGGCTGGCGAGAACAAACTGAGCGACAAAGCACTTAAAGGATATCTGGGGAAACCCAGAGAAAAGCAGATCACCATTGCTGATGGAAAGGGGCTTTCTATTCGTGTGAGTACCAAGGGGGCTGTGAGCTTTGTTTTCTTCTACAGGTTAGCAGGTGGCCGGGCTGCTCCGGTCTGGCTAACGTTGGGTAAATATCCTGATATGTCACTCAAACAGGCAAGGGAAAAGCGCGACGAGTGCCGTGGTTGGTTGGCTGACAAACGTGATCCGCGTATCCAGATTAAGATTCAGGCTGAAGAACGCTTAAAGCCGGTCACAGTGGAGGATGCACTAAATTACTGGTATGAAAATTACTGTAAGGTGCGTCGTAAAACTCATGCTGTAACGCTTGGCAGATTTCGAAAGCATATTTTTCCCTATATCGGTCATTTGCCTGTAAATGACACTCACCTATATGAATGGCTGGACTGTTTTGACCGAATTAAACGTAATGCACCAGTTATGGCGGCGTATGTTTTTTCTGACACTAAATTAGCTCTTCGTTTTTGTCGGGTACGCCAGTACGCGACGTGTGATGCTTTAAAGGATTTGCGCATGAGTGATGTGGGGCAGATTGCAGGTAAGCGGGATCGGGTTCTGGATGAAGCCGAGCTGGGCCAGCTCTGGAAAGCAATTTTTGTCGAGCCTGATTTAAAACTAATGTCTGAATACACGCGAAAAATGTTTGTACTTTGTACAGTATTTGGATGTCGAATGAGTGAAGCCCGATTATCAGAATGGAGCGAATGGGATCTCGAAAGTTGGGTTTGGACTGTACCAAAAGATCACTCAAAAACTGGTGTTGAAATCGTCAGACCAGTACCTGAAATTCTACGACAGTGGGTAACGGATGTTCACGAAGAGACAAAACATACTGGTTATGTGCTGGGAAGTCTGCGAATTAGAGAAAGCGTAAGCAAGATTGGGGGGAAAATCGGTAAACGTTTGGGCCATGAAAAACAATGGTCACTACACGACCTTAGAAGAACGCTATCTACTCATCTAAGTGATCTCGGTGTTGAATTTTATGTAGTAGAACAACTGTTAGGCCATGCGCTACCTGGCGTGGCAGGTGTTTACAACCGGAGTAAGTTTATGGCTAAAAAACTGGATGCTCTGGAACTCTGGACTACATATCTCAATAGCATCGCAGGTGCTGATTCAAAAGTGATAATCCTCAAACAAAAGGCTGGTTAACATGAAAAAAATGGCGATTGTTGATAAAAAGGGTCTGGAGTACATTCCTAACATCGATCGTATGATCCGTGAGAAAGAATGTCGGGAGCTAACCACTCTTGCGAACAGCACACGCTGGAAGCTGGAGAAGGAAGGGAAATTTCCTAAGCGGATCAAGATTGGCTCCACTGCTGTTGCATATCGTCTTTCAGAAGTGCAGGCATGGATTCGAGGTGAGTGGGTAGTTTAAATTATCTCAGAATAAAATATTATGAATTACTGATTTGAGAATTTGCACTCAAATCAGTAATAACATTCTTTATAAGAGATTAAATCCAAATAAAGAGTAATCATATGCCGGGGTGCATTGCATCCCACTGAATATGCTGATATTTTTTTCTGTTTCTATCCTTTTTTCAATAAGTTGTTGTATATTTTTACAGTACAATTTGTGTGTGATGTTATTATCGTAAGCCTGATATAACAACGTCAATGTTGACGCTATGAAACATGCAGAAAGAAAATGAACTAGTACATGTGAACGTTTTTTGGTTGTCCATGATGCATTCGCTTGTGAAATATAAATCATTCTGAGAAGGATAATGATGATAGACAGTAACAGACCACTCAATAAAATAAGCATTGGGTTTGCGTATTTTATTAATGGTTGAGAGCAAAAAACCATTATGGCTCCTGTGACTGCGTATGAGAAAAAGGAGTAATTAAACTTTTTACTTCTTCTCTCAAGTATTTTAATTTCATCTTGTGTGGGGGTTTTAGATGCCTCTAATATAAGTTTATTGAATGTTTCTATTATCTTGTTTTTTATGTTTGTGGCTATTTTTTTTAGATTCATAGTATTCTAACTCCCTTAACTTATTTATTACTTTCTCTTTATGATAAGAGAGGGGAATGACTTGGTAAAGTGATTTGTAATTAATAATGATAATCCTTGCGATAAATATTTCTGCAAGTTATTTATCTGTTTGTTGCTATCTTGTTAAGCGTTGGGTGTGGTTTATGTTTGGAGCGACTTTATTTAATCGTGATTTTATGGATCTATATTTATATCCTGTAAGATAAGCGCATGTTAGTTCAGGAGTAGTGTCAGATAAAATTATTCGGAGTAGAACTACCTTTTCTGTTTATTGCCAGTATTTACATAGCAATGCGCCGTAGTTACTCACATCACGGCGCTGATAGTAATTATTCAGATTCTTTGGCTTTACGCCGCTGGAGTTCTTCACGAGCGACGGCTACGAGTTGCCCGATTTCCTCCGCTGCCTTGATGCCGATTTGTTCGACCTTAGCTAAGGCATCCAGTGAAGACACGAGGGGATTTTCTCCGCTTCCTTCTGCCTGGCGGCGGGCGATCTCACCGCGCATGGCGGTTACTATGAATCCGGCGTTGCTTTCGCCGTCCAGTTTTACGGATTCCATGCCCTCCATAACATCGTGGGGAACCCTGATCGTTGTCATTTGCGATTTTGCATTTTTGTATACAGACATAGTTAATCACCAATTTGTTATGTGTATATCACTATACACAAAAGTGAGATATAAAAACACTTGCAATGTATATCACCACAATATAATGTGTATCTCACATCATGGTCGCTATGTATCTCACAATGATCGATTCATAAAAACGACGAAACCCGGCAGTGCGCGAACACTAACCGGGCTTCTAACCAAACCGTTAAACGAGGTAACGATTATGGCTGGAACACAGCATACCCAAACTCACCCTAAATTTATATACACCTTTCTGGCACTACACCACGACCGCATGGCAGATGGAGCAACTACGGTACATGTTGCCGCTGACACGCTGGTTGATGCCCGCAAGATGGTTAAGGAGATGGGCTATACTGCGGCTTTCTGGAAAGGGCGTGAAGAAAACACGCTGTTTATTCAGAAATGCGAAAACAATTTCATCTGGCGTTTTATCGCCCTGAGCACCGCACAACCACGCGTAATACACATCGAGGCCGCCAGCGAACAGGAAGCCCGCCAGCAATTCCCAACTGGCTACGTGATGATATTCGCCGCCCGTATTCGTCAGGAGGTGTGCCATGAATGATCTTTATTTTAAAGTGCTGACACATGCTGAAAACGCGCTCGTTTGTGGCAAAAATATGCGAGAAATCTTATCAACCTGGCTTGATGGGACAACAAATGCGGAACACGATGAACGGGATGCTAATTTAGCTGGAGCGTTAATTACGTTACTTGATCCTGTCATCAAAGAGCTGGATGAAGCTATAAAAATACACGACCAGAGCTATACCGGAGAATAAAAAATGAAAAATAAATTTTCTGGCTTTATTGCCAGCGGTCAAACTCATTCAAAAATCAGCCTTGGGGATATTTTCAAAGACAGCTATGGCTATCGGGTAAAGATTATTTCGGTTGATGATCGTCGTGTCTCTTATTTGCGTGATGGTTATGATTTTGAATGTGTTATGCCGCGTCAGCAGTTCGAAAGAGATTTCATTCTGGTAAAAAATTGCAAGACAGATAATCAGAGGCGTGCCGCAGGCTATATCCGTAAAATTCGGGCAATGTTAGTTGCCGGAGGTAACAAATGAAACGTGCTCCGAACTTAAAATACCAACCGCGCGACAAAATGACGGAAGTCATCATTTTTGCTGGCAGTGATGCCTGGAGCCATGCAAAAGAATGGAATGAATGGGCAGGTAAGCATATTGCAGCAGATGATACACCACCAGTCATTCTGGGTACGGAACAACTGGAAAACCTGGATGATATGCAAATTATCGATGAAGGCCGTCATTATGTGCGTGTTTATCGTGCCGGAAAGATTGCAGAGAAAAGTCTGACGAAGGTTGCGACATTACTTGCTATTGCAGGCGTAAAGGAAGCACGTTGTTACCGTAGCTTTGTTGATCGAGAGCCTGAAGACTGGACTCCGCGCCTTGTCGGCCTAAAAGCTGAAGCGGAGCATGGGGAAAGTCTGGTGATTGAACTGCCAGTGAAGAAGGCTGAGCGCAAAAATGACGAGCGTGCTTCATCTTTGGCGTTGAATCAGATGGGGGCCAGCCAGCGCGGTGAAGTTCTCCTTGCACATTACGGCGGCGAACTGGCAATCAATGCCGACTCTGACACCGTTCATCATTACAACGGCGTTGTATGGGAGCCGGTTCAGGATAAAGAGTTACAGCGTGCTATGGCGCAGATTTTCATTGATGCGGAGATCAGCTATTCGCAGAACGCTATTAAATCGGCGGTAGATACCATGAAGTTAAGTTTGCCTGTAATGGGGAATACAGCCCGTAACCTGATTGGATTCAGTAACGGGGTATTTGATACCAGAACTGGTAACTTTCGGGAGCATAACAAAAACGACTGGTTGTTAATTGCCAGTGAATTACCTTTCAGCCCACCAGCAGAGGGGGAAACGCTGGCAACACATGCGCCGAATTTCTGGAAGTGGTTGCGCCGTTCGGTGGCTGAGAATGACCGCAAGGCAGATCGCGTACTGGCGGCATTATTCATGGTGCTGGCGAACCGGTACGACTGGCAGTTATTCATTGAGGTAACAGGGCCGGGGGGAAGTGGTAAAAGTGTGATGGCGGAGATTTGCACCATGCTGGCGGGTAAGGCTAATACAGTATCAGCAAGCATGAAGGCGCTGGAAGATGCAAGGGAACGTGCGTTAGTGGTTGGCTTTTCGCTGATTATCATGCCGGATATGACCCGCTACGCTGGTGATGGGGCAGGGATTAAGGCCATTACAGGCGGTGACAAGGTGGCAATTGACCCGAAACACAAAGCCCCCTATTCAACGCGTATTCCGGCAGTAGTGCTGGCGGTTAACAATAACGCCATGTCATTCAGTGACCGCAGCGGGGGGATCTCACGTCGTCGGGTGATATTCAATTTTTCGGAAGTTGTACCGGAGAACGAACGCGATTCGATGCTGGCGGAAAAAATAGAAGGTGAGCTGGCGGTAGTGATTCGTCATCTGCTTACAAGGTTTGCTGATCAGGACGAAGCCAGACGCCTGTTATATGAGCAGCAGAAATCTGAAGAAGCACTGGCGATAAAGCGAGAGGGGGATTCGCTGGTGGACTTCTGCGGTTATCTCATGGCATCGGTAATGTGTGATGGCCTGTTAGTGGGTAATGCTGAAATTGTGCCATTCAGCCCACGCAGGTATCTCTATCATGCCTATCTGGCTTATATGAGGGCACATGGGTTTGGTAAACCTGTAACACTGACGCGCTTCGGTAAAGATATGCCGGGGGCAATGGCGGAATATGGCAGGGAGTATATGAAACGGAAAACGAAGCACGGTTTGCGTTCAAACGTGACACTGACGGAGGAATCAGAAGACTGGATGCCATCATGTGTATCGGTCACTAATGACGATAGCAAAAATTAAACTTATGGAATAACTGTTCACCACTGTTCACCCTGTCATAAATATCTTTTATATCAGTATATTATAGGGTGAACAGTTATTTATGAACTGTTCACCAAACTATTCACTGTTCACCTTTTTGATTGTTTATTGAGCTTCAAGGGTGAACAGTGGTGAACAGTTGGTGAATAGTTTTTGTGAAACTGTTCACCCATTAACATTATGAATTAAAAGAGAAAATATCAAAAGGTGAACAGGTGAAGGGTTAAAACGCAAAAATTTTAATTTACTGCTGTGAGATAAAGCCTATGACAGCGAAGCACACAAAAAAATCACAATCGCACGCCCTTGATTTGACGGAACACTGGTTAAGGGTGTCGATAAAAATCATCGACCGCAACGCCGGGGAAGGATACGCGAAAGCACATCCCGAACTGATTAGCGCATTCATGACAACGGCGGCTGCAAACTTTGCCACTCTGACCGAACGGGAGATTGCTGAAGCGGAGGAAGTGACAACAATCAATATTAAGTCCGGAGAGCAGGCAGCATGACGGCGCAAATATCAGTTTACGGGCGGTTGGTGGACGACCCGCAGACAAAACAGACCAGCAAGGGCACCCCCATGACGCTGGCGCGTATGGCGGTATCACTGCCCTGCAGTCAGTCGGATGACGGTCAGGCGACGATGTGGTTATCTGTCCTGGCGTTTGGCAGACAAGCCGACGCGCTGGCAAAGCATCACAAAGGCGAACTCCTGAGCGTGGCGGGTAACATGCAGATGAGCCAGTGGACTGGACAGAACGGCGAAACGCGGCAGGGCTGGCAGGTTATCGCAGACAGCGTAATCAGTGCGCGATCGGTGCGACCGGGCGGCAATAAAGGCCAACAGGGGCAGGCTACTGACGCACTGAACAGAGCAAAACAACAGGCAGATCAGCAAGGAAGCCAGCCACCAGTGGGAGATAATGAGCAATGGGGAGATGATATCCCGTTTTAAATATTGCCAATAAAAAAAGGCCGGAAAAAATAAATTTTCCGGCATGCTACATAAATCCCGACCAAAGGGAGTGAAGATATTAACACTAATTTTCCGCACTGAAGTTGTCACCCCAAAACTTTATACAACATTGCACTCGGTTGCATGTATTCGCATGACAAATATCGGTGATAGCATATATCCACAATTATTTTTAATGAATGCAAAGAGGATGCGTATGGTTGATTTATATTCGCCTACTCAGCTTGTACAGGTGGTTAATGCTGTAGATGTACAAAAACAACTAAATGCGTTGTTTACCAGTTTGTTTTTTACTCGCTCGGTAATGTTTGAATCGCGCGATATTATTCTTGATACAATCGACGATCCAAATATCCCAATTGCAGCGTTTTGTTCTCCTATGGTGGGTAGTAAAGTTTCACGTGACGAAGGGTACGAATCAAAAACAATTCGTCCAGGCTATATGAAGCCGAAAAGCAGCATTGATCCAAATAAGTTAGCTGTGCGCCCTGCTGGTGTATCACCTGAGCAATACAATGCTTTTGGGGCGCGTAATATTAAAGTTAAACAGGCGATTGTAAATCAAGCTAAAGCTATTCGTGCACGTATTGAATGGCTTGCTGTTCAGGCAATCACAACGGGGAAAAATATCATTGAGGGCGATGGTATTGAACGTTATGAGCTGGACTGGAATATTAAACCACAAAATATCATCACTCAGTCTGGCGGTGCTGAGTGGTCAGGTAAGGATAAAGAAACTTTTGATCCAAATGATGATATTGAGAGCTACGCAGAATTTAGTGAGGGCGTCACTAATATTATCATTATGGGCGGTAATGTATGGAAGAAATACCGTTCATTCAGAGCGATAAAAGAGGCTCTGGATACCCGTCGTGGTTCTAATTCCGAACTGGAAACGGCCCTTAAAGACCTTGGTGATTCGGTGAGTTTTAAAGGGTATATGGGCGATGTTGCGATTGTTGTTTACAGCGGGCGTTATACCGACGAGGACGGAACAGAAAAACATTTCCTTGATCCTGATTTGATGGTGCTTGGCAATACGGCTCTTCAGGGGATTGTCGCCTATGGCGGTATTCAGGATCCGGAGCTAATCCGAATGGGGCTGACTAAAGCCGAACTTGCACCGAAAAACTATATTGTGCCTGGTGATCCGGCTATTGAATATGTGCAGACACATTCAGCACCACAGCCAATACCGGCCCGCATCAATCGTTTTGTTACCGTTCGCATTGGCTAAGGGGGAGCAATGGCTACTCATTACACTGAACTCATGGCTGGCACTGAAGCACTGGTGACTACGCTGGGGATATTTTCAGCTAATAAAGGGGTAATTCCTGCATTTACGCCACTGATGCAGGAAGATGCAACAGGTGCACTGGTGGTATGGGATGGTTCGAGCGTAGGTAAAGCGGTTTATGTTTCCGCTGTACAAATCGACACCGCGAAAAAAACACAGGCTCAGGTCTATAAGACAGGTGTCTTAAATGTTGATGCTCTGAACTGGCCTGAGTCTGTTAAAGAACTGTCAGTAAAGGTTGCAGCGTTTGTTGGCTCAGGTATTTCTGTTCAGCCGCTGGCTCGTGTGTAAAGGGGGATACAATGCAGAATGATTACAATGACCTTAAGCCAATTGCCGAAATGATGTACCCGAATCAAGCTGTAGAGGAATTAAAAGCTATCGCTGACAAAATGTGTTTAAGCGAGCGCCTTGTTGATATGAATCAGGTGATGGAAATTACAACCCTGAGTCGTCGTACACTGCTAAACCTTGAGGCTAGTGGAGAGTTCCCGGAGCGTGTGCAGGTTACGGAAGGGCGTAAGGCCTGGTATTTAAGTGAAGTGATCGACTGGATAAATAATATTCCTCGCGCTTCTGAATATTGCCGCGTACCTGTCCCAAAAAAGCCAGATGCGGCGCTATGCCTCAAGATTGAGCGTGTACGCCGCAATGCACGGGATGGTCGCTATAAGCTGATTGGTTGATGAAATTAGGGCCCGCTCTGGCTGGCGGGTCCTTTCCGGCGATCCAGAACGTTACGGGGCGTCAGGCGCGCAGATTCTTGCTATTTATGACAATTTTCTGCGATTTGCCGTTTCTGTTCTTCTTCGTTGTAACTATATGTTATTAATGGAAATGCCACCTAAAAAGAAAGGAAATGGTAAGCGCTATTTTGAGCTAAAAACAGCTTAACCGTTTCCTTTCTCCAAAATTTACTGAGGCGGCTATGAATCCATGCGCAGAAGTCATGACAACTATCAAACTAAGCGGATCTTTAGCTTCTTTGTTCGCCAGAGAACATCAGCGCCTTATCGGTCCGACGCGTGAGGCATTAAGGGTATTATCAGCCACTATTCCGGGATTTGAGAAATTCATGAACACTAGCAAGGCTTGAGGACTCACTTTCGCCGTGTTTGTGGATAAAAATAATGTCGCGCAGGATGATCTCGATTTTCCAAATGGTGGTCGTACGATTCGAATTGTTCCGATCATTATGGGGAGTAAGCGTGCTGGTGTTCTGCAAACCATTCTTGGCGCTTTCTTGGTGGTTGGTGGTGTTCTGGGGGCAACGATAGGGCAAGCATGGAGCGGTGGTGTGTGGAGCGGCAAGTATTTTCTATTGGCAGAAGCCCATTCCGCCAAGATAGGCTAGACGTATAAGATCGGTTACAATCTATAAATTAGCTGTTGAATTATTGAATTTTAACCATATTTATCAGATGGACTTCATTCAAAAAGGTAACTTTGATGGCCGGACAATTAGACGAAGCAGCAAAACAGATTTTGGGTACCTTACTGGCAGATTTTACAGATCGAGGGTTAACTGCACAGGATTTAAAAAATGGTTATGAAGGCCCGAACATCAATGCGCTAGCTACTGCAGTATGCAACGTCGCTGATTTTACATCTGTAGATTTTGAAGTTGCCTTTGGCGATCTCGAAAAAAGCAAACTAATCAAAACTGGCCCCATGAAAATGTTCGATAATGATCACAATAGCTCTGTGATCATTATTGCTTCTTATAGCCTACGTGAATATGTTTATTTGACGGAGGCTGGATACAAGGAGTCCAGGAAAGTACCAAATCGCCCACAACGTGTTCAGCGTATAGTCAATAATCTAACGATCACCGGCGGACATTTCAGCAATACGCAATTAGGGCAGGGAGAGGTCGTTTCCCAAACCCAAAACATCACAAGCAGTTCCGATTCTGAAATAGTTGCTAAGCTGATTTCTATCATTGAAGAACAGGGGCAAGTAGTTAACAGCGATCAACGTTCTGATATTGAAGCAGCTGTGGCAGCCGCTAATGAAGGTGATGGTAAAGAAGCGAAATCATTGCTGTCTAAAGTATGCGGTCCTGTTTGGGAGTCTGTGCAACCAGTAATATGGCCGATCATTGGTGAGTTGGTTAAGAAAGGGCTCGGGATTTAATTTAATAAATTCTAAAAGGGCTGTTTGGGTAGTATTTTTATGGGGCTCTTCAATTAAAAGGAGTCATAGGGTCAAACGATGTGCCTATGACTCCTGGATAAAGCCATCAGAGAATATTAGTGTTAACAATTTCTCTTCAGCCCTTGTTTATACGATGCCAGCTTCAGAACCGAATCAACGCTCATGCGATCTTTAGCATCTCGGTAATGACAGTAAGTTATTATTCCATCGACCATCAGCATAAGTACGTATAAATTTCCGCCCTCCCCCTCCTGGATCAACGACACCTACATCAGCACGTTTGCCATAACTATCAGTGACATAGAAAGTATGTAACTTGTTCTCAATTGAATTAACTACATCTGCCACAGTCCACTTACTTCCAGGGGGATTAAATTGAGGGCTTCCCACATGAGTAATGTGTTCATGAAGGGCGTTCGAACTGGAGAGAGTAATACAAGTTAATCGTACATCAACCATCTTCAACTCCTTATTTACTGTGAAAAATCATAAGATACAGCATGTATCGAAATACAGCAGGGTGAACAATTTCGATTTACGAGGACTTAGCAAAGTCTCTTTCTCTTAAACTGAGGGCTTGTATTGCAGGTTGTATTGCAACTGTAGCTAAGCAATATCAGTTGTAAGCTTTATTTCTTTTACAGTCAATCGTATAGCATCGTATTTGACTCATGTAACCCAAGCATGAGGTGAATCCGCAGATGACCCTGCGTCGCCTGCCGGATGAAGATCCGCAGAACCTGGCTGACCCGGCTTACCGTCGTCGCCGTATTATTCGGCAGAATATGCTGGATGAAAATCTGGCGATTGCCCAGGTCGAAGAGATGCAGGCAGTTTCTGCCGTGCTTAAGGGCAAATATACCATGACCGGTGAAGCCTTCGATCCGGTTGAGGTGGATATGGGCCGCAGTGAGGCGAATAACATCACGCAGTCCGGCGGCACGGAGTGGAGCAAGCGTGACAAGTCCACGTATGACCCGACCGACGATATCGAAGCCTACGCGCTGAACGCCAGCGGTGTGGTGAATATCATCGTGTTTGATCCGAAAGGCTGGGCGCTGTTCCGTTCCTTCAAAGCCGTCAAGGAGAAGCTGGATACCCGTCGCGGCTCTCATTCCGAGCTGGAGACAGCGGTAAAAGACCTGGGCAAAGCGGTGTCCTATAAGGGAATGTATGGCGATGTGGCCATCGTCGTGTATTCCGGACAGTACGTGGAAAACGGCGTCAAAAAGAACTTCCTGCCGGACAACACGATGGTGCTGGGGAACACTCAGGCTCGCGGTCTGCGCACCTATGGCTGCATTCAGGATGCGGACGCACAGCGCGAAGGCATTAACGCCTCTGCCCGTTACCCGAAAAACTGGGTGACCACCGGCGATCCGGCGCGTGAGTTCACCATGATTCAGTCAGCACCGCTGATGCTGCTGGCTGATCCTGATGAGTTCGTGTCCGTACAACTGGCGTAATCATGGCCCTTCGGGGCCATTTCTCTCGGTGGAGGAGTCCATGACGAAAGATGAACTGATTGCCCGTCTCCGCTCGCTGGGTGAACAACTGAACCGTGATGTCAGCCTGACGGGGACGAAAGAAGAACTGGCGCTCCGTGTGGCAGAGCTGGAAGAGGAGCTTGATGACACGGATGACGCTGCCGGTCAGGACACATCTGTCAGCCCGGAAAATGCGCTGACCGGACATGAAAATGAGGTGGTATCAGCGCAGCCGGATACCGTGACTGATACGGCTGATCTGGTCACGGTTGTGGCACTGGTGACGCTGCATACTGATGCACTTCACGCCACGCGGGATGAACCTGTGGCATTTGTGCTGCCGGGAACGGCGTTCCGTGTCTCTGCCGGTGTGGCAGCTGAAATGACAGAGCGCGGCCTGGCCAGAATGCAATAACGGGAGGCGCTGTGGCTGATTTCGATAACCTGTTCGATGCTGCCATTGCCCGCGCCGATGAAACGATACGCGGGTACATGGGAACGTCAGCCACCATGACATCCGGTGAGCAGTCCGGTGCTGTGATACGTGGTGTTTTTGATGACCCTGAAAATATCAGCTATGCCGGACAGGGCGTGCGCGTTGAAGGCTCCAGCCCGTCCCTGTTTGTCCGGACTGATGATGTGCGGCAGCTGCGGCGCGGCGACACGCTGACCATCGGTGAGGAAAACTTCTGGATAGACCGGATTTCGCCGGATGATGGCGGAAGCTGTCATCTCTGGCTTGGGCGGGGCGTACCGCCTGCCGTTAACCGTCGCCGCTGAAAGGGGGATGTATGGCCATAAAAGGTCTTGAGCAGGCCGTTGAAAACCTCAGCCGTATCAGCAGAACGGCGGTGCCCGGTGCCGCCGCAATGGCCATTAACCGCGTTGCTTCATCCGCGATATCGCAGTCGGCGTCACAGGTTGCCCGTGAGACAAAGGTACGCCGGAAACTGGTAAAGGAAAGGGCCAGGCTGAAAAGGGCCACGGTCAAAAATCCGCAGGCCAGAATCAAGGTTAACCGGGGGGATTTGCCCGTAATCAGGCTGGGTAACGCGCGGGTTGTCCTGTCCCGACGCAGGCGTCGTAAAAAGGGGCAGCGTTCATCCCTGAAAGGTGGCGACAGCGTGCTTGTGGTGGGAAACCGTCGTATTCCCGGCGCGTTTATTCAGCAACTGAAAAATGGCCGGTGGCATGTCATGCAGCGTGTGGCCGGGAAAAACCGTTACCCCATTGATGTGGTGAAAATCCCGATGGCAGTGCCGCTGACCACGGCGTTTAAACAGAATATTGAGCGGATACGGCGTGAACGTCTTCCGAAAGAGCTGGGCTATGCGCTGCAGCATCAACTGAGGATGGTAATAAAGCGATGAAACATACAGAACTCCGTGCAGCCGTACTGGATGCACTGGAAAAACATGACACCGGGGCGACGCTTTTTGATGGTCGCCCCGCTGTTTTTGATGAGGAGGATTTTCCGGCAGTTGCCGTTTATCTCACCGGCGCTGAATACACGGGCGAAGAGCTGGACAGCGATACCTGGCAGGCGGAGCTGCATATTGAAGTTTTCCTGCCTGCTCAGGTGCCGGATTCAGAGCTGGATTCGTGGATGGAGTCCCGGATTTATCCGGTGATGAGCGATGTCCCGGCACTGTCAGATTTGATCACCAGTATGGTGGCCAGTGGCTATGACTACCGGCGCGACGATGATGCGGGCCTGTGGAGTTCAGCCGTTCTGACTTATGTCATTACCTATGAAATGTGAGGACGATATGCCTGTACCAAATCCAGTAATGCCGGTGAAAGGGGCCGGGACCACACTGTGGGTTTATAAGGGGAACGGTGACCCTTATGCGAACCCGCTTTCAGACGTTGACTGGTCGCGTCTGGCTAAAGTTAAAGACCTGACGCCCGGCGAACTGACCGCTGAGTCCTATGACGACAGCTATCTCGATGATGAAGATGCGGACTGGACTGCGACCGGGCAGGGGCAGAAATCTGCCGGAGATACCAGCTTCACGCTGGCGTGGATGCCCGGAGAGCAGGGGCAGCAGGCGCTGCTGGCGTGGTTTAATGAAGGGGATACCCGTGCCTATAAAATCCGCTTCCCGAACGGCACGGTCGATGTGTTCCGCGGCTGGGTCAGCAGTATCGGTAAGGCGGTGACGGCGAAGGAAGTGATCACCCGCACGGTGAAAGTCACCAACGTGGGACGTCCGTCGATGGCAGAAGATCGCAGCACGGTGACGGCGACAACCGGCATGACGGTGACACCCGCCAGTGCTTCCGTAGTGAAAGGGCAGAGCACTACGCTGACCGTGGCATTCCAGCCGGAGGGCGCAACCGACAAGAGCTTCCGTGCGGTGTCTGCGGATAAAACAAAAGCCACCGTGTCGGTCAGCGGTATGACCATCACCGTGAACGGCGTTGCTGCAGGCAAGGTCAACATTCCGGTTGTATCCGGTAATGGTGAGTTTGCTGCGGTTGCAGAAATCACCGTCACCGCCAGTTAATCCGGAGAGTCAGCGATGTTCCTGAAAACCGAATCATTTGAATATAACGGCGTGACCGTCACGCTTTCTGAACTGTCAGCCCTGCAGCGTATTGAGCATCTTGCCCTGATGAAACGGCAGGCAGAACCGGCGGGATCCGACAGCAACCGGCAGGTTACTGTGGAAGACGTCATCAGAACCGGCGCTTTTGTGGTGGCGATGTCTCTGTGGCATAACCATCCGAAGAAGACGCAGATGCCGTCCATGAATGAAGCCGTTAAACAGATTGAGCAGGAAGTGCTTACCACCTGGCCCACAGAGGCAATTTCTCATGCTGAAAACGTGGTGTACCGGCTGTCCGGTATGTATGAGTTTGTGGTGAATAATGCCCCTGAACAGGCAGAGGACGCCGGGCCTGCAGAGCCTGTTTCTGCGGGAAAGTGTTCGACGGTGAGCTGAGTTTTGCCCTGAAACTGGCGCGTGAGATGGGGCGACCCGACTGGCGCGCCATGCTTGCCGGGATGTCATCCACGGAGTATGCCGACTGGCACCGTTTTTACAGTACCCATTATTTTCATGATGTTCTGCTGGATATGCACTTTTCCGGGCTGACGTACACCGTGCTCAGCCTGTTTTTCAGCGATCCGGATATGCATCCGCTGGATTTCAGTCTGCTGAACCGGTGTGAGGCTGACGAAGAGCCTGAAGGTGATGTGCTGATGCAGAAAGCGGCAGGGCTTGCCGGAGGTGTTCGTTTTGGTCCGGACGGGAATGAAGTTATCCCCGCTTCCCCGGATGTGGCGGACATGACGGAGGATGACGTAATGCTGATGACAGTATCAGAAGGGATCGCAGGAGGAGTCCGGTATGGCTGAACCGGTAGGCGATCTGGTCGTTGATTTAAGTCTGGATGCGGCCAGATTTGACGAGCAGATGGCCAGAGTCAGGCGTCATTTTTCCGGTACGGAAAGTGATGCGAAAAAAACAGCGGCAGTCGTTGAACAGTCGATGAACCGGCAGGCGCTGGCTGCACAGAAAGCGGGGATTTCCGTCGGACAGTATAAAGCCGCCATGCGTATGCTGCCTGCACAGTTCACCGACGTGGCCACGCAGCTTGCAGGCGGGCAAAGCCCGTGGCTGATCCTGCTGCAACAGGGTGGTCAGGTTAAGGACTCCTTCGGCGGGATGATCCCCATGTTCCGGGGGCTTGCCGGTGCGATCACCCTGCAGATGGTCGGGGCCACCTCGCTGGCGGTGGCGACCGGTGCGCTGGCGTATGCCTGGTATCAGGGTAACTCAACCCTGTCCGATTTCAACAAAACGCTGGTCCTTTCCGGTAATCAGTCGGGTCTGACGGCAGATCGTATGCTGGTCCTGTCCAGAGCCGGGCAGGCGGCAGGGCTGACGTTTAACCAGACCAGCGAGTCACTCAGTGCACTGGTTAAGGCGGGGGTAAGCGGTGAGGTTCAGATTGCGTCCATCAGCCAGAGTGTGGCGCGTTTCTCTTCTGCATCCGGCGTGGAGGTGGACAAGGTCGCTGAAGCCTTCGGGAAGTTGACCACTGACCCGACGTCGGGGCTGACGGCGATGGCGCGCCAGTTCCATAACGTGACGGCGGAGCAGATTGCGTATGTTGCTCAGTTGCAGCGTTCCGGCGATGAAGCCGGGGCATTGCAGGCGGCGAACGAGGCAGCAACGAAAGGGTTTGATGACCAGACCCGACGCCTGAAAGAGAACATGGGCACGCTGGAAACCTGGGCAGACAGGACAGCACGGGCATTCAAATCCATGTGGGATGCGGTGCTGGATATTGGTCGTCCTGATACCGCTCAGGAGATGCTGATTAAGGCAGAGGCTGCGTTTAAGAAAGCGGACGACATCTGGAATCTGCGCAAGGATGATTATTTTGTTAACGATGAAGCGCGGGCGCGTTACTGGGATGATCGTGAAAAGGCCCGTCTTGCGCTTGAAGCCGCCCGAAAGAAGGCTGAACAGCAGAGTCAACAGGACAAAAATGCGCAGCAGCAGAGCGATACCGAAGCATCACGGCTGAAATATACCGAAGAGGCGCAGAAGGCTTACGAACGGCTGCAGACACCGCTGGAGAAATATACCGCCCGTCAGGAAGAACTGAACAAGGCACTGAAAGACGGGAAAATCCTGCAGGCAGATTACAACACGCTGATGGCGGCGGCGAAAAAGGATTATGAAGCGACGCTGAAAAAGCCGAAACAGTCCGGCGTGAAGGTGTCTGCGGGCGATCGTCAGGAAGACAGTGCTCATGCTGCCCTGCTGACGCTTCAG